CGATTCCTGCTGCTGCTGCTAACCCGGCGTTAACGGAAACCTTGATCGCCGCGTCGTTCGCTGCACTGGCACCGGTAGCCGCGGTCGCGTTGACCGGGACAGCAGCAGGAACCGGACGGACAGCCAGAGTGGACGCAAACCACGCCTGGCTCGCGCCGAGCGTGAACGTGTTCGGGTCTTCGCTAGCAACCGAGTTGCCGCGAGTGGCCAGGGCTAGATCAGGGCCGAATGAGCCGTGAACGTCGAGATGGTTGTCCGCGTAACTTGTAGGGTACGCACTTGGTGCTACTGATCCACCGTTAGAGGCCGCGGCAATCCATAGCGTTGCCTCAACATCCCAGTTCGCCGGATTCAGCGCCGGAGGATTCGGGCTGCTGGAACTCCCGGTAGCCATGGTGGCCATCTCGGGCGCCGTGGTGTCGTGTGCGCCCGTGATACGCAGCATCCGATATACCCACGAGGTGGCGGTCCCACCCGACACGGTGGGCGCGCTGTCCCCGGCTTGGTATCGGCGGTACCAGACTTCAAAGGTTCCGTTGTTGCTGCTGTCGGTGTTGAGCCTGGTCCAACCGCTGGGGTTACTCGTCGATAGTGCGTTTAAGCGAGCAACGAAAAGGATCAGCAGGTCCCCGGTGGCTACCCCGGAGGGGAACGATGTGCTGATCGACGTGACACCAAACGCGGAAGCCCCGGATGACGTTGACGCAACAACTGGATAATTCGGTGTTGCCGGAAACGACGGACCATAGGCAATACCGGTGCCTGGCGCCTCATCGGGCCCGGTTGAAACAACACTAGTCGAACTGTTTGCAGCTCCAGTTGCCGAACTTGCCCCTGCGGCGGGACTGATTGTGACAGAGACGTTATTGGCCGCTCCCGCAGCTATGGCGGCCCCGGCATTTGCGAGTGTGACGCTAGAGGTAGTTACCGTGGGGCTATTTGCTGCGCCAACAGCTGTAGCGACTCCTGCGGAAACAGCAACAATGGTTGCAGCTGTTAACGCCGTCCCAGTCCCAGCGGCTTCTGTTGCGCTAGCATTGGTTTGAACCGGGCCAGCGATTAAAACTATCTTGCGGCGATGCTGGATTACAGGTCGGCGAAAAACCGCGGCGCGCCGCTCCACTTAATTACCCGATTTCGTGGAATGTGATGGTAAACGAGTAGTTACCTGCCGGTGGAGCTACATTGTGCTTGATGCCGAAGCCGTTAGCGGTGCCAGCTGGGACTACAATGTATTCTTCTGGTGTCGGCGCCCAGTCAAAACCAACGTCTGACCGCCAACCACGTTCAATGAAATCACCATCCGTGCCCTCAACGGTCGCAGTATGGCCAGCGGTAACGCCGGAATCCGCGTCAGTTGGGTCATGGTTCAGGAATGTAGACGACGCAATGGAAGTAACCGTTGGAGCTGCTGTTTTACGTACCAGCCGAACACGGGCATTGGCAGATGTTGGTATCGTAGCTTGAGCAAGCTCGATTAAAACACGCACAATAACGAATGGCTTTGTAGCGTTGGCCTGGATGTTGAGATTAGTCACCGCGCCCGGATTGGTGATGACCTGGCTAACTGTATACATCCGGGCCGGGACCAGTACAGCCATGTTTAGCTACCTCCGGTAATTAGGTCCGCGTGGCGGTAAACGGAATACATCGGGGATGCCCCGATAAATAGCCAGCATGTCGATCCAGCCAACGCTAGAGCCAAGGGTTGGGTTATACGTCTGCGCAATACCTGTATTGCCTAATGTTGGAATTTTATACGCCATATGAACCGTCATTTTATTTGTATCTTGTGCGGTATTGACACGAGGGAGCGTGTGCCAAGTGTCGCCGCCAGTTGAATCGGTATCTTCAGTGAACGTCATAGCGCTAGTGCCGACAGTATCAACATTTGCGATCAATAAGGTTGTACTAGGCGGGTTGGCCCCCGGCGTGATCGTAATGCTAGGTGTTGTACTCGTGCCTGTAGTCCCGGTTGCGCTTTGAAAGAATCTGCTGCTTTGTGATACGCCACTAAATTCGTGCGCTTGAACAACATAATCTTGATTACCAGCTGTGAAAGTGTATGTAATTGTGTCGCCTGACACCAATGCCGTTGTAACCGTTGTAGACGACATAACATTTAGGCCAGCAGTGGTGCTGTTAAGGACATAATCTCTGGTATATGTATTAGACTTCGAATCACTGGCTGTTGCATTTTGACCGGTCGCCCAGTTAAAGCCATTTATCATAGCGATGATACAATTACCGACGGCCACTCCAGCAGCAGGCACAGTAATCGACAGTGTCGTAATACTTGATGAGGATGATGTCGCAGATCCAATAGTCTTGACAAACTGAATGCCCAAACGATCACACCCCACCGATCGGCATGTAAATTGACACCGTGTCTGAGGCTGTGGGCGGCGCACCAGAAGCGGAGGCAACATCGGCATTTGCGTTAACACTAGACGGTAACGAAGTTCCAACTAGTGAAATGGTGCTGATAGACCACACAGACGCTCTTGACACAGTTGCCGTAGGCACACCAGTAGACCCCAGCTGATCTACTATTGTGATTCCTGCATTAAAATCCGTTCCCACTGCGGAAATAATTTGTGCGCGTTGATTCCACGGGCTAGTAGGTCCCGTAACCGTAAAGGTTCCAGTCGAATCCGCACCCGTGAGATAAATATGAACAACTAAATTATCCGACAGGATGTTAGGTAAGGAATACGGAGCTGGGGAAGTAGTTGCGGGGGTAGATGACGTCCAAGTCGTAGCGTGAAGTTTAATCGGCCACGGTGAACGCAAACCTCGATACGCCACGATAGCTAGAACTTGCTCTTGTAACGTAGAAGTACTTGAAAAACTTACGGTGTAGCTAGATGCTTCACTACTAGCAACTTTATACCAGACTTCGGCTGCTAAGTCACTTGTAGACGACGTTGTGCCGAGACTATAACAACCCTTAGCCATCTCTATTGGTAGCCATCCGGCAGGAGGTGAATAAGTAGCAAAACCTCCTGACTGGCCCGCAGCTAAGATTAACAAGTCTCCATCAGCAATGCCAGTAGGGGCATTTATGGAAAGACTTGTAGCTCCGGTCGCTACTGTTCTAGCGGTAGACGCATTAACGAACGAGATTACATCACCCGTAGCATCCGGTACCAAATTATCGGCCGGAATAAGTGCCACGCAGACAGCGCTGTGATTTCCGGCTTGGCCAGTTACCGTAGGTGTGTCATCTACTCCAAGACGATCAAAAAATGCGCCATAACCTGCGAACGCGGTAGATGATGTGGGGGTTGTGTTAGTTTGACGTGAGTTCCAACTGGTCGGGGTGGTGTACGCTGTAATAGTGCTCGCCTTGGTGTTTCTCCCATAACCAGCGAACGCAACTACCATATCATTTGATTGCAAATTGCTGACAGCTGGGAATTGCACCGATGTTGCAGTTACCCCGCTACTATCTATCGATCCGACGCCTATCCAGTCACGGAATGGTGTTGTGGTGTCCACGCCGGAATACCGTAAAGCCATTGCTGATGCAGGCGCACCTGACGACAATGTAAATGAATAACTACTTGGATCGCCTGCCTGCACGAAACGGTAATAGATAGCCGTGTGAAACCACTTAGAACCCAACGACCACAATCGAGTAAGGTTTGCCGATCCCGCTGTGATATTAGGCGTGTCAGCATTAGTGGTGGCGCTTGACGAACAATACACCGCGACCAATAGTAAATCCCCAGCAGCAACCGTGTACGAAACACTTACAGTTGTTGCAGTAGTGCTTGCGCCATCACCCTGAGTGCCAGCAATAAATGCAATAGCCATTTACAAAGTAAACCGCATAATGCCATTAGCGGACCAGACAATGGTGAATGTACCATTTGTCACCGAGTTCGCCCCGCCAAAGTAGTTGTAGCAGTAACCTTCCTTTGGTGTGGCACTGTTGTCGTATACCAAGCAGCCGTAGGCGTTTGCAATAGTAGCGGTTGAAGTAGTTGACGACAAATCGTTGGCATCGAAAAAAACAACTCCAGCAGTGCCCTTGTCGACCGCCTTACCTGCCAGCGCATTACCACCTGCGGGCCATCCAGTAGTAGAACTGGTGACCTCGTTAGCGGTCACCCACTGAGATGCCGCACCGTTATACGCAATTAGTGTCTGGCTATCCGCGTTCTGGTCAGGCGTAATAGAGTTATTGTAAAGTGCTACGTTGATCGTATCGGTAAGCAGCGGCAAGCCAGCACTGTTAGTCAGCTTGTCGTAGAGGTAGTACCGGAAAATACGGCTGTCAGTCCAGGCCATTAGACCGAATCCCTTTCAGCAAATGATGTGGGAGCAAAAACGGTGCAGTCCTGGCCGTCGTCCCGCGTCGTGACTACGGACATAACAGGCCGACCGTGTTCGTCGGTTTGAACAAGTTCACGACCGACGAAATCTTGACGTTCAACAACTTCAATTTTTACTTTTGCGCCCTCTTTAACCAAAGGCGTCATAAGCCCGCGTGTGCCAGGGCAATGATGCATGGGGACTTTATTGTCCGTTACAGCTTTAGCGTTACAATTTGGGCAATACCAGCGTTGCGGAGGCATATTATTTTTCCCCTAAACGGCCGATGGGGCAGGCATAATACTCAGACAGCTGCTCGGCAAGATCCTCGTTATCGGATTCAATCCACGTGGGGGCACTAGCCGCGCTGTACGTGCTCCATACGCCTTCTAATCCAGTAATAACGTCAAAGCACTGCTCTTCGTCATACCGTTCAGGGATATTAACCGTGGTAACTTGTTCACCGGTCAACAATTGGCCCGATTCCAACGCAGCAGGATTCCCGAACCTAATAATTGTCACAGCACTTACCTACCGACGACGCGTTTCCGGAGTTTGATATCCACCGCGTCGGGTTGACGAGTTCTTTTCGGGGGTTTCAATCTGAGTGGAGGGGCGCACGAGTTCACCGCGCACCCCATCCGCCCAGATGTTTGCCTGCTCGGGAGTCATGTCGATCTCTTCGCCTTCATCCCAGTTCATGTACGGACCTGCTACCGAGGTCAACATGCGTACCCGAGGCATCAATTACTCTCCTCTGCGGATTCGGCGCAGCTCGTCAGATTCAGTCTTTGCGCGCGCTTCGTGATCAAGCTCTGGCATACTGCCATGCTTTTTCGCGTCGTACTTCCGCGCGCCCATCTCTTCGCCAGCCTTATTCCACGCAACATCTTTAACGTAGTCAGGCGCATCGTCATCAACCATGACCTGGAAATTCTCGGACTGTGCCGGGTTTCCATTCTTATCACGGCTAACCATGGCCACTACGTCGGCGCGCGGCTGTGCCGAGGCTTCCGCAGCAACCCATGCCGCGTCGGGGGACGCCGTAGTCAGATCATGCTTACTACGGCCAACCCGAGGCTGCGACGATTCACGACGAAGCTCTTCCGTAGAGCGTCCGCTGCCGCTACCTTCCGTACCAAGAGCCATTCCTGGCCTCCTATTCGTTCAATCTCAACTGATCAGGTGGCCGAATGCTTGTACGCACGCATAGCGTTCGGGTCAATAGGACGGGCATCCAAACGACTGAAACCGAAGAATCCCACCTGGAGGAAATCAGCCCAGCGTTCGGCTAGCCTCATCATTTGCACGCCTTGCACCTGACGGATCAGATAACCACGGCGGAAGTTGCCGAGAATGATAGACTTGTTGTTGGCACCCGGAACCGGCATACCCTGGTCAATAATGTAAGGAATACCGTTAATGCTTGCCGGGAAACCAGGTGTAGGAACAGGCAACCAAATCGGCCGACCCTGGGTGTCCTTGATCTTCCGAATAACTTTCAGGGTGGCATCATTCATCAGCCACCGAAGGTTGTCATCGCGGTACGCCGGATCGATCGAGTGCTCAAGGTCAATCAAATCGTCATACGTAACCGTAAGAGTTTGGCCAGTCGCACCGGTCACACCAACGGTGATGTTCGGCACGATACCTTCGGGCTGACCAGTGCCAGTGCCAGTGATGAAATGTGCAGCAACCGCACGACCGATGCGCTCGCCCAGCATGCGGGGCAGCTCACGGTTAATGTCGAATACCGCGTCATTGAGCAGCTGAAGCGAAACTAGCACAGCCTTAGAGGTGTAGACGTAGGCCCCGATTGTCAGGGTGCCGAACGTCACGTCTTGCTGGCTAATCTGAGTGTTTTCCGCCAGAATGGCGCCGACATTGCCGGTATCATCGACGGTCGGCCACTGCAATGGCTGGCCAGAATCGGTGTTAATAACCCCGGCGTAGTTGAGCAAACCACCGTAGGCCTTCATGGTTTCCTGAAGCACGTTGCGGAACCCAGGAGGAACCAGGTAACCACCAGCAGTGTTAGTGCCGATGCCCTGCGCCCGCAATTCTGGCGAGCTGTCAAAGTGCGCCATGAGTGCTTGCCGCTGCTCCATGGAGCAACGCTCAAGGCCGCCGCGCATGTAGTTACCGAAGGCATTTTCGTATTGCTCGGCACGCTGCTCAGTGCTCGACTCGGGAGTCTCTACCTCGCCAGCGACACCACGGGTGTCAACAACCTGGCCGTAGTCGACCCGCTCAAGCTGAGCGGCACGCTGTAGCCGTTCGATATCCTTTGAAACCTCAGTGAGTTCAGTCTCGGCTGCATCCCAGTTGTTACGGTCTTCCTGAGTCCAACCTTCGTCGGCTTCAGCTCGCCGCTGAAGATCCTGCATCCGATTCCAGATTCGGTTTTGCTTATCTACTAGACGTTCTAAAGCGCTGTCAGCCATGAGGCTCGCGTCCTTTCAGGTGCTTTTATGAATTGGTTAACTAATCGGCAAATGGAAACGTGCAGAGAGCACACGAAGCCGATCAGAAGGTGACGGGCCATCAATCCGAGTGGACGCGACCGGCTCGGTTTGCCCATCTTGGTCCTGACGAGTGGTAGTATCCGGCTCGTCCGACCTATTCAGTTCGTCTTGCGCCTTCTTCACCTCGTGACGAAGGGCAGTTAAGAACTCGTTATTGATTGTCCGCTGTGAACTACCGAGATCGATAGTTACCCGGCGTAAATCACGATCGATACCGCACATCTCGAATAGTTCGGGACACCACTGCGCCCGACATTCGATAGCTTCTAAGTCCCCGCGCTGGCGCAGAGCTGTAGCAATAGTCTTCAGGGAGGCCTGCGTAGATCCGTACGCTGGGAAGGTGACAGCCGAAACCTCTACGAGCTGAACCTCTAGCAGGGTGCGGACCTCAACATCGAGATCTTGACCGTCACTACGGGTCACCCGCTCTTTCGCCCAGCTGTCTTTAACCACCTTCATGCCGAAAGACATGCCGGTAATGTTTCGATTATCAACGTTGGCCTTAAAATCCCGGACGTACGACAGGCGATCGTCCAGTGCCGAGTCGACTACCAAGCCGTGGTCATCAGGAGTGAGGCTGAGAGTGCCTGCGGAGCGTCGGGACACAATGTAGAACGGGTTGTGATCTAGGAAGAACCGTTGGTCACCCTCGCGAAGAGTTTTCGTGACCATGCCCGGCGAGCACTGCTCGTAAAAGCCGACCGTGTAGGGGTCGCCAATAGCAGCTCGACTATTCCACACCATAGCGTAGCCATGAAACCGATCTTCCGAGGACTCGTCCTCAGCAGAGCGGATCTCCATGCCTGCGACATCGGCAGGAAGAGCACGTGTCTCCTCAAGTGCGGTACTCAGTCCGCGTTTTTTGCCCGGCTTTTCATTTGCATAAAGCGCCGCAATTTGACGCTTTGCTGCGTCTGGATTCGGATGGCAGCCAGCCGTAGAACCGTCCGCGTTCTTAATGACGGCGTACTCGTCGAGTTTGCACGTTCCGCCGCCTTTTTCAATGTGCCACGGCATCAGGCATCGCCCTCACTAATCGTTACGACTTCAAAACCACTAGCGGCCATCAGTGTCTCGCCCCTACGCGCCCATTATTCGGGTATTGAACTTGTGACTTCGGGTCAAGCTGTTGCTTAAACCCTTTTTGACCGCCATCATTATTGGGATCAGTCTTATTACTCGGCTGCTGGTTAGGCTGCGGGTAGGTTCCCAACGGTGCGTAATTCAACGGCTGGACATAGCCCTTACCCTTGCCACCAGGAATCGGCGGGCGGTCTTCCAATTCACGAATTTCATCAGGATTAAGTACGCCGATTCCCCACAAAGCAGTGTAAAACGCTGCCCTGGCCTGACTGTCGCCTCGTAACAAACCCTCTAACCGATACTTAGCATACATTGAGTTGCTAACGAGTTCCTTTGTAATTCGCTGCTCCATCGGCGCAAGCCACGTGGGATGCAAATCGTAAATAACCCAACCAAGGCTTTCCTGCTCAAGCCCAGCACCCGCACTAGGAGTTCTGCCCTGACTGCCGCCCAAAAGGAAGCCAGGAATGCCGAAATACCGACTGATCTCCTGAACCTGAAATTCCCGAGTAGCCAACATCTCGGCATCGTCATTAGGCATGGTCAATGACTGGAACTTTGCACCCGAATCCAGAATGGCGACCTTACGAGCCGCGTTCAGGCCGGTCATCGTCTTATTCCAGCGCTCTTGCAGTCGCTCAGCGTCAGCTTTTTGTAGCCGTTGCTCGGTCTGTAGCACTCCGGAAAGTAGGTTTCCCGAACCAAACAGCTTTGCAGCGTATTTTTCGGCTGCCAGAGACAGCCCTACAGCTTGTGCGGCGAGCCTAATAGGTGAAACTCCTGTAATTCCGTCATACCCGAGGTGCGGGATGTGTAGAATTTCACGGGATGTCAGCGCATGCTCTTTGCCGGTATCATCGGTAACCTTAAAAATCTTGCCTGACGGGTTCAAATCGATCGGCCGAGCCCGCCCTACCTGCACTCTTTCGGGATGAATCGGCCACAACTGCTGAACACGGCCGACGCTATCCCGTATTTTTTGTAGGTAAGCGTTGCCCCATAAGCACCGAAAAGCATAAGTGCTGCGCCACAGCTCATAGGGCGTTAGTTCTGGGTGTGGATTCTGTAAAAGCTGTGAATCTGATTTTTCTAGCGTTTCATTTTTGTAAATATGTAGCGGAAGTGAAGCGCATACCGATGAAATCAGGGTCACACACCGATACACGGAGGAAAGCGTCAGCGCCGTACGCTCGGTAACCCGAACACCGGAATCTGACGGCATTTCACCTAAAACATCGAGAAGAGCCGTCGAGGTCAGCGGAATGGCAGGGTTGTCCAATACGTTCCGACGCTCGAACAACCCGAATAAACTCATGCCACCTGCCTTAACCGCCGGTTAGCAATGATTCGTTCATCGCGTCTTTGAGAGGACCGTTCGCACGCGAGGACACCCAAGATCCCACAAAGAATAAGAGCAGCAGGCCAAAATATCGCACCAATACCGGCAAGCCCGACACCCACAAACCCAATTTCGAGGACATTAGGGTCCGTTACCTTCGTCTTGAGCCACGAGCAAATCGTATAAAGCCGGGTCCGTAACCTTAATGTGATCCATGTACGCTTGACTAACCAATTCAGCCGAGCCGTGTATCCACAGACCGCAATCACAAACGAGAGTGCTGCCACTGGGAGTTGCCCTCACATCTTCAGGTAAGTTTTCCCACTCAACTGTCGTGACGCGGGGATTATGCATTACATCCATTTATTTGACACTCTTACTCTAGATAGCTATAATAAGGGCGTGATCAGACGCACCAATACACAGTTAGCGGTTGCAAAATACTTCGCAGCCGACCCCACGGCATGGCACTACAGTTGGGAAATTACTCACGCACTGGAAATCTCTAGCGGAGTTGTGCATCCGATGCTGCTTCGGTGGCTCGAACACGGTTGGCTAGAGGACCGACACGAAGATCCCGAGGAAGCGAAGGGGCATGGTGGGCCACGTCGGCGCTACTTCCGGCCGACCAAAGAGGGATTGCTGATGATGCAATACCTGACAAAGCCGTTCCCATTTAAGGATATAGATTGGCCACAAGCTGTGCAACCTAATCCAAAAATTGGAACTAGTTGTACCTATCCCCGATGCAACTGCCCAGAACCCGACGTAGCTTGCACCATCAATGATCCCGCATGACTGCACGGCCAAAGCTGCGCGAGGGATTGCGGCCAAAGCTCAGCGAAGAAGTACAGCTCCGCGTCCGCGGCATGTACACAGCCGCCGAAGCCGTCGCCCTGGCCCGCCGAAACCTCCCCCGAGCCCTCGCCGAACTCGTCATCTCCGAAGTCCTGTTCCACGCGCACGCGCCCTGGCTGGGCATGCCACCCAAACTCGTCGCCGTTATCGACGAGCTTCGCGACATGGACGCCGCGCGGTGACCGATGCTGCGCCCTAGATCCACAGATTTGGCGGGCCTTCGTCCCCGGAATGCTTCAGGTAGCCGTACAGAGCCAGAGCACATCCGTCGAGGGGACTAACGTCAGTGTTTGGGATCTTCCGATCAAACACCCATGCGTCCGACATGTCTTTGCGCTTGGCTATGGCTAGTGCTGCGTTCAAAACGTGCTGGTTAAGGTGCCGAACACGCCGAGTTTCCATCACTTCGTCGTAGAAAGCACCGCAGGCCGCCGCGCGCTCCCGACCAGTGATCAGTTCTGGCTCGATACCCGCTTCTTGCAACCCGGGCAGCAGTGACCCGGCGGCCGAACTGGGATCGATGATGATGCTGCGAGGTCGGTTAGCTTCATCCAGCTGGATAAGCCGCTGAATCATCCAATTGATCCCGGGCCGGTTATCAACTACTTCCACGTGCAGCAGGCCGTCAGCGCGCCGACCAGCCACCGCGATAGAGCCGTGCGAGCGCTCTGGTGTCGCTGTTGCGGCGAACACCAAGGGATCGTTCACCTGCGATGTTGGATCGGCCAGCTGCGACCACAGCTC